ACATTGTTTTATTATTTAGAAAGGTTCTTAATAGTTTCGCTTTTGTCCTTACTCCCTGCGGAGCTACCAAAGTAAAAGCTATAAACTTGCGTTAATAATGCGCTTAATACACCAAGTATATATATTACAATATCCTTAGTAGTTTCGTCAATGGCTAATGGTCTGAAAACCAAAATATAAAAAAGCGTAAAACAAAATATAGTACTTGCCATCGCAAGTAACGACGCTATATTTTTGCTTAACCAACTTGCTGTATCGCTGGTTTGTATTGTTGTTTGGTTAACGCGTGCGCTATTTTTATCGTTTAAAATGGCTTTATCGACTTCCACGTCTAGCGTTTTGTTTGCTAAATTATAGTCGTGTTCGGCTTTTCGTTGCTCGTTTTCGAGTGCAAGTTGTTCCGCGGTTGTGGTGGTATTTTTGTCAATGGCGTTGCCAACTGAATCGACTAGGCTACTTGCGCCGGAACTAAATAAATCGGTTATGAAACTCATAATGTTAATCGTTTAAGGTTCGACGAATCCACCCGTATAGGTACTTTTGACTTGTTGGGCGTTTTTTAATAATAGCTATGTAACGGGCAATTTTAGCAACTGTTAAAGCCGATAAAAAGTGATCGGGGTCGAATGCGTTTATAGCTTTTATGCTTTCGGCACCTAATAAACCATCTGGATTCGCGCCAACTACTAACTGTGCGAGGGTTGCACTTGTTGAAACGCCTGAATTAACAGCAAAATCGAAAATTGAATTGGCAACATCCTGATTGGTAATTACTAATGCATTGAGTTTTTGCCAAAAATTAACCTGATAAAAAAACTGAATTTTATCTTGAAGTATATTGTCTCTATCAAGTATCGACGGGAATAAGCTATTTGTTTTGTAGCTATCAATTAAAATCCAACCGTCCCATTTCGGCCACATATTACGGGCTATGCCTTTGTATGTTTCGCCGCCTGGGTCGTTTATATCGTTAACATACCCGCCTTCATTGGCTAATGTTTTTTCGAGTGCTATTTTAATGTTTGCCATAATTTATATATTGAAATAAAACCCAAAGTACACTTACTACAGATGCGGTAAGTGTTATGCTTATAATTATAAGTTTTCGAGCTGTTGTTGTTGTTAATTGATTATCCTCAAGGGCTCTTATTTTAACGGAATTTGGGCAGTTTGTAACATGTGTTAAATTGGCTTTCTCTAACTCATTCACACGTTCATTTGTTTTGGTTGTTTGTTTTTCAATTTTATCGAGACGCTCATGCATGTTTGTAAATTGAGTATTAACCAATTTAGCCAATCCGTTAAACTTTTCGTCAATTAATTGTCGTTCAGCCGATGTCATAACCTACTTAATTATTTTGTTTACCTGAAGTAATATGCTTGCTTTTGTTTGTTTGGTATTTTTCAGCCCTTTAATAACTACATTACGCATTACATTACGGTATATACTAAGACTATCATAAGCTGGTTTGTATAACGCTAAACTATCGGCATAATTAGGTTTAATAAAAGGTTTAATAATAAATAAAACAATATGTAAATTGTTGCTTGTCTACTTGCAATTCCGTAGAATAATTTTTTTAATGGTTTCATGATTTCTTTTTTTTATTTGGTTTGTTATAAATTTATATCTTTATCTGATTTAGGCTTCATTATTTCTGCCTTCAATTTCTTCTTTTCAATTCGGTGTGCTAAAAATAAATGTATCTCATGAACGTTTAATTTAACAACCTTATTATATTTTAATATATTTCCTTTAGCTAACTCATCGATGGTTGCATACCATCCCCACTTCTCGAAATAATAACTTGCTGTTTTACCTTCACTTGTTCCTGCTCCGTATATTTCAGGATACAGTTCAGCAATTCGTTTCGTAAATTCGCAAAAAAAAACAATGCACCATTTACTACATTCATTGGAGTTAACCTCATAGCCTCTGCCATTTCTTCCGTACCCTTATATTCTGCAATAGAATAATTCCCGAAACTATCCTTATTTATAATCGGTCTAAATAAGATAGCCATAAGATTATGCAACGTTTCGTTATCCTGCCCGTACTTGCTTAAATCGAAATACTCTGCTCCTGTTATCTTATCGAGGTTAGGAATAAAACCAAACTCAATGTTATCAATATAAAATGTTTGCTCAAATTGGTAAGGCTCGTTTAAAGCTATATCGATTTGGTTTAGCATTTCTTCCCTGTCCTTTTGAGTAAGCAAATCAATGTCAGTTATCTTTAACCCAGTAAACAGATGTAGCTTTCTGTTATCTAAATTATGTTTATCTAAATCCTCACGGGCTAACAACTCAACTAATTTTTGATACTGATAAAGCGTTATGTCTTTTGCGTTTTCAGGAAGTTTTACTATTTGCTTCATAATAATTATAACTTAAAAATATGGGTTTTGTTACTTATCTAATGTCAATACCGAATGAACTACCTAAATGATAAACCACATTATAACGTATTCCGTCGATAGCGTGGTTGTAAGCATCTAAATATAATTTACTGCCTTTGTCAAGGTAAATGTAATTGTTTAACTCTTTGGCTATATTAACGCTGTTAGGCTCTACAATCAATTCATAGTCTTGCATTAATGAAACACCAAACTCAATTGGCGGTTTGTCACATCTTACTATATTATTGCCTAAACGTCTTAACTCATCAATCAAACGCCCTTCGGAATTATCTCCGATTATTAACTTACGTGAGGCGTATTGATTATTTAATACTGCTATTTCAGAAGTTATAAGTTTTGTTTTATAATAACACTCTTTAACGTAGATTTTCTTTTGCTTCTTATCTATCGCAACCTCTGTTAGTGTTGTTGGGTCGATTGAATATCCATAATCCTGCCCGAAAGATGTTTGAAGTTCGTCAGGATTAAACTCTCCGAACCTCCAATTAGTAAATACAACCCCATCAGCTTTATCTAACCAACCACCAAGCACAACGTGTTGAAACTTTTTAGGGTTATGCTCTTTCATCCGTTCAATCTGATTGATAAAACTTTCCGAAAGGTTTTCTTTGTTGTCTAAATAAGTAGTATGAATATATGTAACATCGCCTGAAGTTATATTACTTCCTTCTTCAACTCCTTTACTCTCAAAGAATTTATTATAAATGAAATGCTCCTTTGTTGCTGGGTTAAGGATTAATACAACTCTATTCTGTATGCTTTGATGTCTAATAGATAAATCAATCTTATCAAATATTTCCTCATCTACCAACTCTTCCGCTTCGTCGAGTACCCAAGTTGTTACTCCTGATAATGATTTAAGGTTTGCTGTTTGTGTGCCTGAACTTGTTTTAATCCCTCGAAATAAAATCTTGCTACCTGTGCGTAAATTTATAATCTCGTCTTTAGTGATGTAGAAATCCTGTTCAAGTTTAGCAGTCTGTATCTTATCTATAAATTCAGGAATGATTGAAACGTGAGCAGATGTTAAAGTGTAACGAGTAAACAATATAACGTGTCCTGTTTCGTATGTAAGCAAAAGTAAAAAGAGGTTAACGGAATATGATTTACCGCTACCTCTCCCTCCCGATACAATATAGTATCTGCTATTGCTCCCTAAAGCCTTATACTTATTTTTTATCGTTATCAAACTTAAATAATTCTTTTATATCAAAGTTATTAAAGCTATGCGTGTTGTCGATTGTTTCTTTTGGCTTACCAAATAAATGCTCCGATATAAATAGTTGCCCTCTTTGGCTTTCCATTAAAGTATGCACCAATTTAGATTTAGCCTCTTGTTCTGTATCAACGTTATAGAAAGTCTTTAAGGCTGATTGGAACAAAGTATTTACCTTTTCCTCATCAGCCTTTGGTTTTCTTCCTGCATTTTTATTGCCTCCGTTATTTTTTCTACCGTCCTCCATAAATCATAAAAGTAATTATTAATGATTTAACAACATTTGTTTCCAATGCTTACCACTTAAATAAGCACCATCCATTAATTTAATTTGTTCAAACTCTAAAGAGTATGTTTTATCATCGTCAAGTAAAGCAACGCTATTATAAAACTTATCAGCTTTGTCTTTTGCTAATTGTCTTTTAATAATCCTATTCTTTATTTGCTTTGATGCTTTACCCATTACTTAATATTCTTTTGGCTTAAAAGTTTTTTATTAAACTCTTCTTTAGTTATTTGCTTAATAACTATCTCGCCATTTATCCATTGTATTTTTCTGTATATTAATTTATCTTCCATTACTCACAAACTATTTTATCGTAGTTGTAATTTACATTACTCACAGGATAGTAAACTCCAAATTCATTATTAATACAATCGAAGTCTATCGATTCGCTATATTGTAATTGATAACTACCTCCTAAGTGTCCTACATTTGGAACATAAAGATAATGTTGCACTTCGCAATTGCAATCCTCTGGTGTTTCTGTTTTGTTTTCAGAAGCAGAACAACTAATGTTAATTAATAAAGCAAACAAACAAACTATTATTAATGCTTTTGTAATGTAGTTGCTAAATTCTATTATTCTAATCAATGTTTTCATTTTGTTTTAATTTATGGTTAAGTTATTAATGTATCAATACTTATGCCAATTCGTTTTCGTAACTATCAAATACTTTATCAATCTTATCAATCATACCAATTAATGTCTTAACAGTTCCTGAACAGTTCATACAATCAGGATGCCATTTTTGTCTGCTGAATACTCCAGCGTATAAATCACAAACATAAACAACTTGCTCCCAATTCATTTTAAGCGTTCTAACTTCTCGAAATTGTTTCCAGTTGTTATACTCCTCTTCTGTTAAACATCTTGCTTTAAACTTATAAGGGAATAACTCGTTTAGCTTTTTCTTTCTCCCCTCACATCCACAATCCTCGCCATCAACAAATATATGAAATAGTTTTTTAATTCCCGTTGCTTCAATAATATTTTCCACATCGTTTCCTAATCCACCGCTTTGTATTATTATTTTTTGTTCTACAGGTGATTGTATGCCAAAATCTTTTACAACTTTAGATATTGACTTTTGGTTAGCCGTTCTTTTTTTTGCCATTTTCTTTTGCTTTGATTAATGTTCTTCTAACGAACTGATAGTTTAAATTAGTTTCTCTTTGTATTTCGTGGAATGATTTATCATGTGTCATTGTTATTAAATCTTTTTCCCACCATTTTAAATTACCGACTGTTTTCTCTTTATGTATATCTTCTTTAGTCTTATGTTTGAACTCAAAGAAATCAGCTTCTATAGGTTCGTCAAACTCGCTTAATGATTTTAAAGATTTATCTTTGTTATAATTATCTATAAATATATTCTTTATTGTAATAGCTACATACCAATCGTTAATTATCTTTTCCGAATTATATAGTTTAAGATACATTTCCTGTACCAAATCGTCAGCAATCATTCTGTCCTTGCAAATGTTATATGCAACCTTGCGCCAGTAACTGTCTTTTTTTGCTAACTCTTCTAACATTAATTTAAAAATATCTTTCCTTGTTCTAATACCTTTTTAATACGTTCAAAAATTATTCCGTTGTATTCTAAAATGAAATCAGAACCGTTTATAATAACACCCATTGTATCGCTGTCTATTACATATATACCGTTACAGCTGTTTTCGTCGAAATAAAACATTCTGTATTCCTGTTGGTCGTCGGCTTCGATTAATAGTTTGGCTGTAATCATATAATAACAGATAATAAATAAACGAGCAAACACATTGTCGCAACAATTAAAAATACATCTTTATTTTTTAATTCCATATTCCAAAAGTACAAATTATTTTTAATATACAAGCTATTATTATTTAGAATTAATATAAATAATGTTTAACATTTGGTAGCGTCGTATATAAGATATATATTTGTATAACAATTTAAAACAATAACAAATGAGAAAATTAATAGACCTTAACGATAAGATAGTGGAAACGCTAACTATCAAAGCGGTAAAAGAACGCACCACGTTTAAAGTAATGGTTCAAAAAATATTAACTAAAATTGCAAAAGATTATGACAGAGGACTATGATTATATGGTTACAGGATTAGGAAATCCTAACCATCCAGCAAACAGAACGAATACAGATGATTTTTTCGATAGTATTTGCCTTTGGGAGTGTTTAGACCACTACAAAGAAACGGGTAACATTGAGCCTTTAGAGAATGCTATTGCTTTCAATAAAGGTAATCAAAGAAGAGCCGTTGTACAGGTTAAAGAGTTAATAGACCTTTATTCAACTTTAGACGGCAAAGAATACATTGTAAACAAATTAACTAACATTAAAAATTTATTGAGATGAAATCAGATTTAAGCAAAGTAAAAGTAGGGGATAAGCAAATCGCTGATAAATTCGGAGTTGATGTTAACACTTTAAAAATTAATAAATGACAAACCACGATAAAAAAATAATCATCAACACACTTGAAAAGTTCGGTTACATAGTAATAGCTTTGTGTGTTGTTTTAATAATAGTAACTTTAAATAAATAGAAATGGAAAATAGATTAACTTTTGTATTATACTTTTTACTTGTTTTATCAGTAGCTTTATTTGCTATGGGATGCAAAATACTTTATGATGGAAGTATATTTTTTGGAATATTTAACATAGTTATAAATTTATTAACTATTGCAAACATTGTAAAAACTTTAAAAAACTAACCAATGGGAAACACAACCACACCGAAAGAAATCAAACAATCGGTTTTTAATAAACTGATACAGAAATTAGAAATACAACCAGCCTTAACCGAAGCAGAACGTTTCAACGAATGGATGAAATCAAAAGTACAATCTATTCACTACTCGGATAATAATGCAATGTGTAACGCTTATAATCGTTTAACCAATGGATAAGACACCAAAAACAGAGTTAGAAATATTCTTGTCTAAAGAATTAGAAGAATCGCAAAAAGAGGTTCTACGCCACAAAGAGTTTATAGCTGAAATGGCTATGACTATAGAAGAGCATATAAACAATATTGAAGTCGTTATATAGTTTGCTTCTAAATAGATAAAGTCGTATATTTGAATTAATTAACCATTAAAAATAACATTATGAAAACGCATATAGATAAGCTACGCAACCCGAACTATTTAGGAGGGTGGGATTTATTAGACGAAAATGGTAAAACAGTTGACCGTATCGTAACTATTAAAGAGATTAAAAACGAATCTGTCTTTAATCAAAAAACACAAGACGAACAACAAGTAATTACACTTTTCTTTAGTGAGTGTAAACCGATTATCTTAAACGCAACCAACAGAAAGACGCTTAAGAAAGTAACCGATACCGAATATATCGAGGATATGATAGGTAAACGCATTCAGTTGACAACTAAGAAAATAAAAGCATTTGGGGAAATGCACGATGCAATTAGGATTGTATCTGTTAAGGTTGGTTCTGAAACGAGTGCTGAGGTTAAACCTGTAAACGTAGCTGAGTGTAATGCTAAACTAAACGCGAGTAAAACACTCGCTGAACTTCAAACAAATTGGAGCGCATTAAGTAAAACTGAGCAAAACAACGCTGAGGTTTTAGCAACTAAAGACCGTTTAAAAACTACGCTTAAATAATGAAAGTCTATTTTGATATTGAGCAAGGTAGCTTAGATTGGTTTTTACTTAAGCATGGTAAAATTGGAGGAACACGCGCTAAAGGTTTATTTACAAAAACCGACACGTTATTCTATGAATTGTTAGCAGAACAAACTGAGCGTTACGATGAAGATAATGAGGACGAGGGTTATACTTCTGATGCAATGGAACGCGGTAAAATGTTAGAGCCACAAGCGAGATTGGAATTAAACGCTTACACAGGTTTAGAGTTTTTAGAATGTGGATGGATACAATCTGATTTAGAATTATTAGGGATTAGTCCTGATGGTATAACGGCAGACTTAACGGCTCAGTGTGAAATTAAGTGCTTTGGTGCAAAAAACCATCTTAGGGTTTGTTTAGAAAACGAAATACCACTTGAAAACATAGCACAATGTATTCACGCTTTTACAGTTAACTCGCGTTTAGAACGGTTGTTTTTCTTAGCGTATCGTCCTGAAAGTCCTAAGCCTATGTTTGTGCGCGAGTTGTTACGTGAAAGCGAAGTTAATATAGGAACAAAAGCGCGTCCTATTTTAAAAATGATATCAGAGTGCGTTGAATTAAGCCTAAAAGAGGGTTTAGAATTAGAACAAGAATTAAAAGAAAGTATTAATAAATTAAATTTTTAAATTATGGAAGTTAAAGGAAAAGTAAAAGTAGTAAACGCGGAGCAAGTAGTTAGCGCGTCTTTTAGAAAACGCGAGTTGGTTGTGACCACAGAGGAACAATATCCGCAACACATTTTAATTGAGTTTGCACAAGATAAATGCGACTTATTAAACTCAATTAACGTTGGTGACGATGTAACGGTATCGATTAATCTAAGAGGGCGCGAGTGGGTAAATCCTGAGGGTGAGGCTAAATATTTCAATCAAATTAACGGTTGGAAATTAGAAAAAAATTCAACATTTTAGATAAAATCAAACGCGTCTTTTGTTAGGCGCGTTTGTTTTTTTATTATATTTGTAAAAGTTGAGCATCACCAACAAGGAAAAATTAACGCTTTTTTAGCGTAAACAGAGAAACCCTTAGATGTAGTGATGCACATTTAAGGGTTTTCTCATTATAAAAATAAATATGGAACTTAACAAAGCATTAAAATTTTTAGACTATTTTTCAATCATTACGGTAGGCTCTAATAAAGTGCCTAACTTTGGTTGGAAAAAATATCAGACCGAAAAAATAAGTTCAGATAAGTTTTCGTATCAATACGAATATAAAGGAGGTAAGACTTATGAGAAAGACGGTATTAGACATGAAATACCAGCTACAGATAATTTTGGTATTGTAACAGGGTTTGAAGATTTAGAAGTTATTGATATTGATTTAAAAGTCTTTAGTACTGCTAAAGAGAAAAAAGACTTTTGGAAAGAATATTTAGAAAACCTACAGGATAATATTTTAGACTTTGAGGATAAGTTTGTAATATACAAAACTAAAAATGATGGTTACCACATTTTGTATAAGACCAAACGCGTACAAGGAAATTTAAAACTAGCGAAATTAAAAGGACATAAGGAGGCAATAATAGAAACGCGTGGTATTGGAGGGTATGTTTTTACTTATCCTGATAATTGTGCAAGTAAAAAAACTTACTTTGATATTGATTATATTTCAGATGAGGATAGAGATATTGTTATGAGTTTTTCAAAAATGTATAACCACATTGACGAAATTCCAAATGAGCCTATTAAAAAAAAAACAGAATATATTGAGTCTGAAGTAACCCCTTGGCAAGACTATAACGAAAGAACTCAAATATTAGATATTGTTGGGGATGAGTTTACGATTATACGAAATACAAATAAACAAATTGTAATAAAAAGACTTGGAGCAACTTCTCCGCACTCAGGATATATTTTTAAAGATAGTGGATGTATGTTTTTATTTTCTACAGGAACTATTTATCCACATGAAAAACTTATAACACCATTTATCGCTTATACGCTTAAATTTCATAATGGAGATTTTAGCGAAAGCGCAAAGAAATTATATCAAGATGGTTATGGTAGTAGAATAAAAAAACCAGCACCAAAACCAAATATAGAATTAGTTGAGCAATACAATATCAATAAAAGTGATTTAGTATTTCCTATTGATATATTTCCACAACCGATACAAAACTATCTTTTAGAGTGTAACGATAAACTAGACAATAACATTGATTATATGGGTTGTAGTTTACTTTGGCTTATTTCAGTATCAATAGGAAATAGTATTGATATTGAAGTAAAAAGAGGTTGGATTGAAAATGCTACAGTTTGGCTTAGTTTAGTTGGTAAAGCTGGTATTGGAAAAACACCATCTATTAATAGTATTATTTTTCCACTTCAAAAAATTAATATGCGTGAAATTGTAAACTATCATAAAGAGTTAGAAAAGTTTGAGTTTTACGACAATTTAAGTGCTAAGGAAAAAAAGGATTATATCGAAGTTGAAAAACCAACTAAAAAACAGTTTATAGCAAATGACATTACACTTGAAGCGTTAGTTGATTTACACCAAGAAAGTGACAACTCAGTTGGGGTTTTTAAGGATGAGTTAGCGGGTTGGTTAAAAGATATGAATAAGTATAGAGCTGGTTCTGATTTAGAGTTTTGGTTATCTACTTGGAGTGGAAAATCGGTATCCTTAAATCGTTTAACGCGTCGAGGTTCATTTGTTGAAAAACCATTTATTCCTGTACTTGGAGGAATACAACCAAATATCTTAAATTCGTTTTATACTGATGAGAATAAAGATAATGGTTTTATGGATAGAATGTTATTATCATTTCCTGAAAGTGTAATCGAATTATACAACGAAAACGAAATGGATTATGAAGTTATTGATTGGTATAAAAACAACATTATAAGTTTTTATGATACTTTAAAATCTATTATTAAAAGAAATACAGATGGAGGAATTGAGCCTTTAACGGCTAAATTTTCAGACGATGCTAAAGATGAGTGGAAACGTATTTTTAATATTATTAGTAACTATCAAAATAGTGATGATGAAAACGAATATTTAAAAAGTATGTACCCAAAACAAAAATCTTACATACCTAGATTTGCACTTTTAATCCATGTATTTGATGAGTTTTTTAGTAGTGGAGGAAATACTTTATTAATTAGCAAAGAGTCTATTTTGAAAGCTGAAAGACTAAGTAACTACTTTGTTGCTACTGCTAAAAAAGTTAAGATTAATTCTGCTGAAGTAAGTAATATTAAAAACACTACTAAGAATGGTAAAAATACTATTGAAAAACTTACTTTAATTTACAAAGAAAACCCTGATTTCAACCGTTCACAGACTGCTGATATTTTAGGAGTAAGTCGTCAACAGATAATAAATCTAGTTAAAAAAATAGAAAAACAGGTGTAAAGTAGTTTACACCTAGTTTACACCATAGTTTACAGAAGTTTTCTTACAGTATTTTAGCATTAAATGCGGGTTAACAAAGTATTTAGGTGTAAACTTTACACTTTACACCTAAAAAATAAAAAAAAATAATATTTAAAAAAAATAAAATGTTTATAGACTACTGTAAACTTTACACCTAAAAAAACACGTTAAACCCTATAAACATTAGAAATAAGGTGTAAACTATAGCTAAAATACTTTACACCTACAGTTTACACCTAGTTTACACTTAAAACCATGAAACAACTAAGACCATATCAAGAAAAAACAGTTTTAAAAGTCCGAGAGGAATTTGCAAAAGGAAATAAAAAAGTTATTATGTGCGCTCCAACAGGTGCTGGTAAAACTGTTATGTTTTCCTTTATCCTTAAAACCGCACTTCAACGAGGTAAAAAATGCATGGTTTTAACTCATAGAACTGAACTGTTAACACAAGCTGGAGGAACATTAAGTGATTTAGGTTGTGATATTGTAAATTTAGACGCTAAGGCAAAAACAATACAAGACGCGCAACTTTATGTAGCTATGACACAAACGTTGATTAGACGCGTTAAAAATAGCCAATACGCACAGCTTTTAGATAGTTTGGATTTATTAATAATTGACGAAAGCCATTTACAGTCGTTTAACTCGATTTTACCATACTTAAACCCGAATACTTATGTTATCGGAGCAACCGCAACACCAACACGCTCAGGAAACCAAACATCTTTAGATGAGTTTTATAACGCTCTTGTGGAGGAGGTAACAATAAGCGAACTTGTAAATAGTGGTTATTTAGCAAAACCAAACTATTATGGTTTAAAGTTGGATTTGAAGTCTGTTAAAGTAAAAGGTGGTGATTACGATAATGACAGTTTAGGGGATTTTTTAACTAAGAACAAGGTTTTTGAGGGAGTTTATGAAAACTACACGCGCCTTACACCTAACAAAAAAGCGTTGATATTTGCGCCAAATGTAGAAAGTTCAAAGACACTCGTTGTAAAGTTAAGCGGATTGGGTTTACCAATTAAACATTTGGACGGAGAAACACCAACAAAACAGCGCGTCGAAATACTTAATTGGTTTGAAACTACATCAAACGCGATGCTATCAAATGTTGGTATTTTAACCGCTGGTTACGACCACGCTTTAATTGAGGTTGTTATCCTTTACAGGGCAACTAAGTCCTTACCTCTTTACTTGCAAATGGTTGGAAGAGGAAGCCGAACCGCTGACCGAAAGAAAGAGTTTACAATATTAGATTTTGGAAACAATATTTACACGCATAACTTTTGGCATATCGATAGAGAATGGAGTTTACAAAAAGAGGAAAAAGATAAAGGAATTGCACCTGTTAAAGATTGTCCGAGTTGTGGCGCAATATTACCAGCGTCTTTACAAATTTGTGAATATTGTGGCGCTGAGTTACCAAAGAGCGCGCAGGAGTTACGCGAGGCTTTAGAGATTGAACTTTCACAAATAACATCGGAGGATGTTGCTCATTATTTTAAATTACAGTCTTTTGATAAGTTAGAGTTGTTTGCTGAATACAAAGGATACAAAAAAAGTTGGATACATTACAAACTACCATATAACGATTTGGAAGCATACGCACAATATAAAAGCTATAACCCAGCTTGGATAAATAGAATAAAAACTTTAAGAAACTTTAGATAATGAAAAATGAAGAGGCACTAATACAAGCAGAATGTGTAAAATGGTTTACAAACACTTATTGCTTAAAACACCATAAACCACGCGGGTTAATTTTCTCAGTTCCTAACGAACTTGGTAAAACAAACGCCTTACAAACTATGTTAGCAAAAGCCACAGGTTTGTTAAGTGGTGTTAGTGATTTAGTAGTAATACACCCGAAAACTTCGGAGCTTACTTTTGTAGAATTAAAAACTTCTACAGGCGTTCAAAGTGATGCGCAAATAGAATTTGAAGAGCGCGTAATAGAACTCGGATATGAATATAAACTAATACGCTCAGTTGATGAGTTTAAATCATGGATAAATTTACAGTAGAAAAACAGGTGTATGACGTTAACCACTTCAACGCCCAAACATCAAAGAATAGCAGACCCTTCCGATTAAGCGGTGTATCTTTAGTAACTACAAAGCCACAAGTTTGGGTAAGTGAGGTTAAAGCTTATAGACATTCTACGGTGTACAGTTTCCGTTACCTTGACAAAGACAGTGAGTTTTTCGCTTTCGAGTTTGATGCTAAAGGTAAATTTGTAAGTAAGGTCACTATTTAGAATGAATATAAACTAAACGCCCTTTGTAAAGGGTATTGAATTAATTAGTAAATTTGAAAAACTAAAATTAACATTATGAAAAAAGCACAAATTTTTAATAACCATTTCCAAAATTTTAAAACCTATGCTATACCAAAAGCGCAGTTAATTATAGCAGACATTCCTTATAATTTAGGAAATAATGCTTATGCAAGTAATCCCGCTTGGTATAAAGACGGTGACAACTCAAATGGAGAAAGTGAGCTTGCTGGTAAAAGTTTCTTTGATACTGATGAGGATTTTAGACCAGCCGAGTTTATGCACTTTTGTAGTACAATGCTAAAATCAGAAACTAAAAAAACTAAAGTTGAAGGCGAAGCAAGACAAAAAGGCGATGCACCTTGTATGATTGTCTTTTGTGCTTTCGACCAACAAATGTATTTAATTGAGTTAGCTAAAAGATACGGTTTGAAAAACTACATAAATTTAGTATTTCGCAAAAACTTTAGTGCGCAAGTATTAAAAGCAAATATGAAAGTTGTTGGAAACTGTGAATATGGTTTGATTTTTTACAGAGATAAATTACCAAAATTTAATAACAAAGGTAAAATGATTTTTAATTGTTTAGATTGGGAGCGTGACGATGCTGATGTAGAAAAATTACACCCAACTCAAAAGCCTTTAAAACTTTTAAAGAAACTAATTGAAATATTTACAGATGAGGGCGATGTAGTTATAGACCCTTGTGCTGGAAGTGGGAGTACTTTAATAGCTGGGCAAGAATTAAAAAGACGTGCTTATGGTTTTGAGATTAAAAAGAACTTTCACAAACTTGCTTCAAATTGGATTGATGAAGAGTTCCAAAAGTTAAGCGACATTGAAGAGTTTGGATTTGCAAAAACTTTAATTAATAAATCACAAGAAACTTTATTTTAATGATTTACACAATAAGAAACATATCTAACTTCTGCGATATAGACTTTGGGTTTGTACGTAGAATTGTAAACGCAAATGAATTGCGCCCTGCAAAGATTTACGGAAATGCAAATGAGAAACTCGGTTATTCATTCCACCAAATTAATATTATCAAAGATTTAATCGAGCAACTTATTCAAAAGGATGTTTATTTAGACTTTGACAACGAAGAAGTGTTTGTACTTTACGAAAGCAAAATTAATTATTTAGAATTATGAACGTATTAAGTTTATTTGATGGAATGAGTTGTGGACAAATTGCATTACAAAAAGCAAACATTAAAGTTGATAACTATTTTGCAAGTGAAATTAAAAAACACGCAATAGAAGTTACACAATATAATTTTCCTAATACTATTCAGTTAGGGGATGTTACTAAAATTAACGTTTCAAAATTACCTAAAATAGACTTATTAATTGGTGGAAGTCCCTGTCAAGATTTTAGTAGGGCAAATAAAGAGCGTAAAGGAGTTGATGGAACTAAATCTAAATTATTCTTTGAATACGTTAGAATATTAAACGAAATTAGAATAACAAATCCTAATGTTAAATTTCTACTTGAAAATGTAG